TTTCGCTTGAGCAGCATAGTAAACCGCCTGTGTGTGATGGTAATCACATCACACAATCCTCAAAAATTTTAGCACTTTGAAGGCAATTCCCCAAGCAATACTCACTCCCACAAAATAGCCAATGGTTGCCGCGGCAGCCACACAGGCTAAATAAGTGCGAGGGAAATTGTTGGCGAAATTGCTGTGCAATCGGCTAAAGAAAGACTTTGTCTTCCTTAAAGCCTTTGGAATTTTAGACTTAGCAAAAGCCAAACTTCGGCTCTTGCAGTCTGATAGGAATCTGGGGACTGACCCATATATGTATTGGTCAGTCACAGGATCCTTTTCCAGGGTCCATCCATAGAGTAACATTTTGTAAAAACTCATGGAAAGGCCCAAATGTACCATGAATATGGCACTAAACATATTTTATGAAAGAATCCACCAGTGGCTAGTTTATAGTAACGAGCCAATCTGGATGGTCTCTTTCGAAGCGAACTTCTCACCCGAGAATTCATGTTGTCAAATTGTACCAAAAACCATTGACGCATCCTCAACCAGAGACTTATTGGGGTGTCATCCCCACTAGGTTCCTCATCATCTGGTTCAGGAATTGGATCGGTTTCCAACAATGCCTCTTCTTCAGCTTCCTTTTTAGTCTGCTTCTTTTTGGGCGGACTAGGAGGTGGCTGAGGCTTGGCTTTCTTGTCGGCCTCCTTTGCGAATGTGGTTTTTCCGGCAACATTCCGGAAAGGTAAATCTGATGCATGAGGGAAATGCCCTGACTCAGGATTTTCAGGAAGGTCGGCGAGGGTTTTGAATCCCTTGTCCCGGTACTCCTTACTGAGCTTAATGCTTTCAGGCGAAATAGCCGAAAGCATTTCGGACATTTCATCCAGGGTGAGAGGTTGCCCTGTGGGCAACAAAGAATCACGCACAGCAATCAAGAAAGGATCAAATAACTTCCTTGACGAGTGTGTCATAATTTTAAGGTCGTCTGCGAGGCCATGAAACACCAGTTTATAAGGTTTATAAACAGAGTGTTTAGTGGCATCGAGGGCTGCCTTAATCCAAAAGACGGTGTTCTTCTCATCCTCAACAGGGTTGGAAGCCACCTTCTCAAATCTTTCCTTTGCAAGGGAAGACAAATTCGTATGGGCAACATTAAAGAGTCTAACTGACTCTGTGCCCATCGCCTTTGCCTTAGCAGCAAAGGACGTTCCTGGTTTTCCCGACGCAATAGCTTGACGGGATTTTTCCAGATTCAATTCATTTGTCAATTCCAAGACTTGAAGTTCATAACGCTTCAAGCGATCTTGAACAGATTTCTTCTCAG